TCTAACACTGTGCGTTTGGTTTGTGCAGATCTTGTTAGATCAAAAGAGTACCTTCCAGAAACTGGAAATACTCGCACCGACTACGTAACTGCCCTTTCGACGTGTACGATATAGCATCTCAGCACGACTCTGCTGCCTCGCGGCAGTAATAGTGCGCTTCGCTTTTATCGACACCTCACTCTGGGAGGGTGTTCTCAACCACAGAGCAAGTCTAAGATCATCATATTTCCTGCCTTTCTCCCACAAACGATAATTCAAGAAGTTGAATTTAATCGTGCCATTTTGATCAACCCATAAAGGGGACATATCAAACTGGTAGTTTGTGCGGAAGGTGGACAAGTCATGACCGATCTTTAGGCCAGCGTCGTCCGGGAAGAACTCCGGAACCACCTTAACGGCGATACCAAGCTCTCGAAACAAGGAGAAACAATACCGAAATACTAGTTTGTCCTCAGCGTAACTTAAGTCATCGAAGTACAGGATGTACCTCTTTATGACTTTGTTCAGCTGAATATATAACCAGGGTTCAATATCAGAATCCCTCGTTCCCGACGGACATTTCAGGTGAAATGGCCGAACGTTGCAACCATGGAGGAAATCACCCCCACAGCTCTCTCGGAAACCCGAGCCCTCATCATAGAAAGATTTCTCTTCGTTTATGATGAAACCAACATCCACGCATGTAGCAATAAAGCTTTTTGCGATGAAAGTCGGAACAATGCAATCATCCCCAAAGACAGACACCCGCCGCAAATTGCCCCACTCGGGGTAACAACTGTTGGTGTAAGGTGTGCCATCCTCAAGGAGTACTGCATGGCCCAAGGCCCAAAAGACGATTGTCTCAATAGGAAACGTTGTTGCATTTCCCATAGTACTGATCATGTTTAGTTCTACAAACTCACCCTCTATTTCCATATAAGGTGATCGAACCTGATCAATAGCCATGAACCACTTCAGTGGAAAGAGGAACTCCACTAGTTCACGGTGATTACAATCAGACGCACTACTCCAATCGATCGTGGCATCGCTGCCACTAATCGACGCAAGTCGTGCAAGTTCCTGATGTTGATCCGGAAGACAATCTACATCAAGTCCGACGGACCGCATTCTTTCATACATCAGAGACATAAGCCCCTGCTGGAAGAACATATTTATCGTTCCTTCCAGTGCAATCATTCTGCGGATCTCGTCATTCTTGGCAACCGTAGTCGCCCTTGAGCCTTTAACAATATCGTACCTACCGACAGACGTCGGGGCGCAGCAATTCAGTTTTTTGATTGCTGCATCAAGATTTGCATCCCAATTTAGGTAACGATCGAAAAGACTTACAACACCTGCCGTGCAACTTATGGGGTACTTAAATTTCTTTTCGTCAGATGTATCGACGTAAGGTACTCCAATGCTAGTTCCATGGGAATTTCGACAATGGAGAAAGTACTCATCTTCCGTAAAAGGAGTCAACATGCTATGAACTATAGCACGAGCTCGAAGCAGAATCCTGCTTCGGCGTGGTACAGAACGCTGGACCCTCAGAGATGGATCGGGGAAGTTATACTTCCCAGAATAATGACCCATGTGAGAATTGACAGCACGAAACTTACTATAAGCTCGTTCCTGTTTGACATCTTCTAACTCCTTGTCAGAAACAGACACATATTTTTTCAACATGTCTGCTTGCTGAACACGGTTGTAGTAAAGCACGGATTGCGTAAGGGTGTTGCCTGGCTGCTGAGGACCGTACATCAGTGATTGGTCCCAACCGGTAACCACCGGGTGTGCAGATAGGTCAAGGGAAATACTTTGAGCGATCTTTGTTATCGTCGCGTCAAAGTCGAAAGAGCTCTTATGCTTTTTCACCTTTCTTTTTACATTCACTTGGAGATCTCCTATTATGAATAAAGGTTAATCGATACTCAGAATTACCTGAGCTTTAAACCAATGCGCCGTTGTCCCAGAACTCGATAAAATCCGAGTCAATCATAACCTGGGCGGCGAGCTGTCGTATTTCCAGCTTCTCAGCGTCAGTCGTTTCGACGTCAGTGCTGAGCTCACCCTTGAAGGTATTTACGGTGACCTTACCATTGTCCAGCGTTAGCG